CCGGCACCAGCGCCTGTGCCCGTGCCTGTGCCTGCGCCTGCGCCCGCCCCTACCCCTGCGCCTGCCCCTACCCCTGCGCCCTCACCTGCGCCGGTAGAAACCCCTGAAGCCAAGGCCGCGAGGGAGGAGTTCGAGCAAAGCATCGCCCCTTACACGCCTACATCCGAGGAGGCCGCCGCGCTGGAAGCGTTCAAGCGGGAGTTCCCTGGTGAAGCCTTGGCGATTGATGCACGGTTGAAAGCTGTTGATCGTGAAATCAATGCACGGGTGTACAAGGCCGTGCAGGAGTTGTTCAAGCACGTCGATGGGCGCATGGCTCCGGTCGAGCAGACTGTCACCACAGCGGCTATCGAGCAGCACGTTGCCGCGTTGCACGCCGCGCACAGTGACTATGATGCGGTGATTACCAAGGTACCCGCATGGATCAAGACGCTGCCATCCTACGCGCAGGCAGGCGCGCAAGCGGTGTTCGACCAGGGGACAACCCAGGAGGTCATCGCGCTGGTCAACGACTTCAAGAAAGCCAACAACATGGTCGCCCCCACCGCCCCAGCCCCCGCACCTGTCGCGCGACCCACGCCGACCGGCGCCGATGACCTTGCCCCTGTGGGGTCTCGCCGCGTGGCGGTGACACCGACTGGGGCTCCTGATCCACATGACTTTTTGGCGGCGTTCAACGAGGCCGCAGCCGCTGCGGAATAGCCACTTGCACAAAGCCAAAAAGTATGGCAGACTATTTGTATGGATATTCATAACCACGGCCTAGGAGTCAGCCATGCCTGCTATCAATGCATTATCTGAGAAAGACGTAGCGGCGTCCATCGCCGACCTTGAGACCAAGCGGTTACTCCGCACGATGATCGGCGGAACCGTGATGCAGGTCGAAGCAGGCGCTGGGATTACCAGTGGAACCGGAACGGTGTATCGGTCGAGCGTGACCAAAAACAACGGGCTGGTCGAGACCAAGATTTTGGTTGACCTCACGGGCTTGAGTTCATCCACGACTGACCTGGACATCATCGGGACTGGAGCTGCCCCGGCGCACCTCGGGCAAATCTCTCTTGCGCGTAGCGGAACCATTTTGTCAGGCACCATGACCTGTCTCGAAGTCCCCGCCGGTGGCGTGACGGACATTGACTTGTATTCTGCCAGCGAAGGTACCGGCGCGTTTGATGGTGGTATTGCGGCCCTTACCGAAACGGCGCTGGTAACTGCTGACGCGGCTTGGACACTTGCGCTGACGAAAGCCATCGGCCAGGCTGCCGCAACTGACCAGTATCTTTATCTGACCAGCGGGGCAGCAGGCACAGCCGCAGCATATACTGCGGGCAAGTTCCTGATTATCCTGCATGGATACAATGTCTAATTTGAAGCTCAGTACAGTCGATTCCAAAGGTGAGTCGATACGGGGATCACACTTTTAACTCTCACCGAAAGGAACTATCATGACTGTTGCAATCCAAACTTACGGCGATATAACACCAAGAACGGCTGCCTACGCAATGGCGCCACTTCTGAAACGCCACGACGCGGAAATGATTCTGGAGAAATTCGGCCAGACTTTCCCGCTGCCCACTCAATCAACCATCGTCGCCAAATTCCGGCGCTACGAAGCCCTGCCGCTAGCCACCACGGCGCTGGTCGAGGGCGTGACACCGGCCGGTACCAAGCCGACGATCACCGACTACACCGCGACGCTTGAAGAATTCGGCGATTTCATCCCATATAGCGGCTTCATGCTGGACACCCACGAAGACCCGATCCTCAAAGAGTACGCATCCTTGTGCGTTCAGCAAGCCGCCGAAACAGTCGAAACCCTGCGCTGGAACAAAATCAAAGCCGGTACGCAGGTGGGCTACTCCAATGGTGGCATCACCACGGTCAACACCCCCATCTCACTGGCCGTGCAGCGCACCGCAACCGCCGCGATGCTGCGCCAACGGGCGCACTACATCAACGAGGTTGTATCGTCCAGCCCGAGCTTCCGCACGGAACCCGTTGAAGCTGGCTTCGTCGCCATCCATCACCCAGATGTAACCAACGACATCCGCAACATGCAGGGGTTCATTCCGGCCAAGCAGTACGCCGGACAGACCAAGCTGTTCCCCGGCGAGGTCGGTGCTGTCGAAGACGTGCGGTACTGCCGCAGCGTGTTGTTCACCCCCTACCTCGGCGCCAATGGCGTCTATGGTGGTGCTACTACGACGATGCGCAACACCGGCGGGTTCGCGGACGTGTACCCGGTTATCTACCTGTCCAAGGACGCCTACGGCATCGTGCCGCTCAAAGGCGCGAACGCCATGTCGCTGATTGCCCACAACCCTGGCTCGTCCGGTACGGCTGACCCGCTGAACCAGCGTGGCACGCTCGGCTGGAAGATGGCACAGACCAGTGTCATCCTTAACCAGTTGTGGCTCTATCGCGCCATGGTCGCAGTGACACTGTAATCCACACGGTGAAGGGCTTCGGCTCCTCGTCTCAACCCCCCCATTTAAGGAGAACACCATGGCTGCACCTACCGCAATTGCATACAACCGAGACGGCGGCCCCGTCCAGCGCACGACTGGCTCTGCCACCTTCGCTGCCATTGCTACCGACACTTACAAGACCGACACCATCGATCTGAAATCCGGGGTGCTAACCCTGACGCTGGGCTTCGTGCCGCGCTACGCACAGGTTGTCAATGTCTCTACCGGCGACATGGTCGAGTGGTTTGCCCCTATGGCTTCGGGCACATCGGTCGATACAGCGGCCTCAACTGGTGTGCGTACCATCAACGCCTCCAGCAAGATGGTCGTCACCTCGCGCACAGGCACGGGCGGTTCGGAGAGCCAGGCTGGTGGCACCGCTGATACGACCCCCTCTGGCGTCATCGCCCTGACGCTGAGCGGGGTTGTCGCTGATGCGGGTTCAATCGTCTGGCAAGCGGTGGGCTAAATCATGAAAGTGCGCATCGAGGTGGAAATCCTGGAAAATGGGTACACCGTCAGTTTGCCGGACATCTCCGCCATGAACAAGGCGGAGGCTGCGGCGAAAAAGGCCAACGCCAAATCCCCTAACAGCCCCGCTCCGATGCCGTATCATGGAGACTTCGAGAAGGAGTACATGGCAAAAACCGTAGACGAAGTAATTGCGCTGATTAAACCAGCACTCAAGAATCTGCCCCAGACCGCCTATGACGAGGCATTTGCTGAGGCGGCGAAAATGGAAGATGATTAACCTACCTCCCACAACACATCTATCAGGAGAGCAGCATGTCTAAAGCAAACGACGCCTTCAAAGCCCCCGAAGCCCCTGCCGAGACCGATGCGGAGCGAGTCGCCCGCCTGCGGATCAAGGCGCAACTGCAAGCCGCCCAAGAGTTCGACGAGGACGCTGTGTATGCCAAGCTGCTTGCCGAAGAGCGCGAGCGCCGCATGCGCGTGATTTCTGGCGATGAGGTTGAGTTGCCCACCGATACGCGCGGGATGCCCGAAGATTACGATTGGGTGGAGATATTCCGTGGGCAGAGCAAACAAGATTTACCATACGTTCCCCTATCGCTAGGAGGGCTAGTCATCAAGGTTCCTCGTGGAAGGAAGGTCATCCTCCCGCACGCTTTTGTTGAGGACTGCCTGGCGCTCTGCATCGAGGATGTGACTGTGGTTTCGCAGGGCGGATACACTACCCGCCCCTCGCACTGCTTCCCATACACCGTGCACGGTAAGGCCACCCGCGAAGAGTACCTTGCCTTCCAAGAACGCGAGAAAGCTCAAGCGCAGCGCGAACTAGCGGCAGCGGCATAAGCACCCCCCGAATGGTCGCGGGCGCTAAGGGGGAACCATGAACCTCGCGGAAATGCTGGAACACACTGCGCAGGCGCTACTTGATGACCGCACGGATTTGGTCGAAGGGTCTGAGGATAGCCTGTGGTCGGATGCGTTCCTCACGCGCATGTTCAATGAAGCCCAAAATATACTCTGCCGCAGGAGCTGGGCCATCATAGAATACGGGAAGCCCCCCGCTGGGAGTATTGTCCTACGGGCGGGCGTATCACTGTATCCGATCCATCCATCGGTGCTGCGCGTGTTCGATGGCACCCCTACAACACAGAATGCCCCGCTGGGCCGCACGGAGGATATTAACCTGCGTGACACGAGTGTTGTGGTTCCTTACCCAGCAGACGCCTTCAACGCGGTTGAACTAGGGGCTTCTGCCAGCCTGGCCGGTGGATCAGCGGCGCTCTCTGGCGCCCCGCTTGCTTTCGCCACAGATGCAGCATCGCGCACCTTGCGCGTGTTCCCGCCGCCAACCTCTGTCCAGGAGGGGCTTCGCGTCGTGATGAAGGTGGCGCGGCTTCCTATCTGCCCGCTTTCGCTTGACGATACCAACGCCGAACCCGAAATCCCGGCGGAGTACCACGAGGCGCTGTGCCGCTACGCCGCTGGCCGTGCGCTTACTCTGCCTAACGTGGACGGCGACCAGAAAACGGAAGGAAGACGCCTCCTGGCCGAGTTCGACCAGGTCGTGAAAGAAGTCCGGCAGGAGCGCCAGCGCGCTGAGAACGGCGGCGCTCGCTGGAACTTCGCCAGCACTACTGCGGCGCTACGCTAATGGCTGATGTGGATGAACGCGAAGGGCTGGTCGAATACTCGCAGTTCTTGGGGCTGCGTAATAACGTCTCGGCTAATAACTTCGAGCGCACTGATCTTGTTGAGGCCACAAATGTTGATATTGATGACAGCCTGGTGCTAAGTCGCCGGAAAGGCTACTCTGCCCCTGTCACTGCCGCCATAGACCGGGCGCTGTGGGCGTCGGGAAACGTCTGCCTTGGTGTTGGTGCCAACACCCTCAAACAACTTCTGCCAGACTACAGCACGCGCACCCTGCGCACCGGGCTGACGCCTGACCGCCCGCTGACTTACGTTGCGGTTGGTGATCGGGGCTATTACGCCAACGGCGTCGAGAAGGGGTGCATCCGCAACGGGGCGAACCACTCATGGGGCTTGACTGTACCACCGATGCCCGTAGCAACTGCCACAGGTGGCACGCTCCCCGCTGGCGAGTATCAGTACGCAGTCACCTACCTCCGCGACGACGGGCAGGAGAGTGGCACCGGCCGCGCAGGAACGCTCAATCTCCCTTCCGCTGGCGGCATCGCGCTGTCCATGATTGACCCCTCGGATGACACCGACGTAACCCACAAGGTCGTGTATCTATCGCCCGTTGGCGGCGAAGTCCTGTACCGTGTGGGCGTGATACCCAACGCCGAGACCACATTTACCGTCAGCGAAGTGCGCGCTGGCGCATCGCCACTGCGCACTCAGTTCTTGCAACCCCCACCGGCGGGCGACCAAATCGCCTACCGGAACGGCTACATGCTGGTCGCCAAAGACACGAGGCTGTACCCAAGCGAACCCTACGCGCCAGAACTGTTCGACTATCGCAAGGCGCTACCGTTCCTCAGCAGGATCACCATGGTCGCCCCTGTGAAGGGTGGCGTATGGGTCGGGATGGAGAATCAACTCGGCTGGCTCGCCGGTGACGTGCCTGAAGCATGGGATTACAAAGTCGTGGCGGACTACGGCGTGGTTCCTGGAACGCTGTGCTTCGCGGATGCCGGACTCGTCGGTGATGGGCAGGCCAGCGGCGAGATCATCGCCATGTTCGCCTCCACGCGTGGGCTGTGCGCGGGGCTCACAGGCGGGCGGCTGCTTAACATGACCGAGACCCGGTTCGCATACCCCATCCAGCCCCAAGGCGCGGGCATCGTCCGGCGGCATCGCGGCATCGTTCAGTACCTGGCGACGATGCAGGGCGCGGAGACGCCCGGGAACGCGGCAGTATGAAACTCCTGCCCGCTGGTGCCCTCGGCTACAACAACCGGGGCGCACTTGAACGTGCAAAGAATTACCGGGGGCGGCAGCCACACAGCGAGTTCTTCGCCGACTGCGCGATCATGTATCGAGATGACAAGGCGTTCATCGTGCCTGTCCCTGTAGGCGGATGGGTGCCGATGAAGCTGCCGAACCCGATACCGTACCGGGGGTTGCAAGTAAAATTAACAGATTCTGGCTACCCAACACTTGGCTATACATCAGATGGAACTGCATCTAGCCCCTTCTTCTATGGTAGCCCGCCCCTTCGTATTCGCCCAGGCAATACTTACCCGAAACCGGGGCTGAACATCTGGCTCACAGCTGGAACGGTTCAGTACGAATGGGCGGCTAAATGGAAAGAGGAAGTAATAGTTGGAAATACCCCAATAGCATCGGGGGATTGGCTTGTAGAAACCGGCTCTTATAATTACGACTGGTTCAGAG